CTCTGCTGTAACTATAGAGAGTACTAAGCCTAATACAATAAATGTAATTACTATTCCAAATTTACTATCATTCATCTTCTTTCACAGTGTAGTTAATTCCCCATGAATTTACGTTCCACTCTGGAACTCCTTTCTTTAGTTTCTTTTTTCCACCACCGTAAATTTTGCTAAACTGATCTGATTTATCTTTTGGATGTGAAGTTTCACCCTCTACTACGTGTGGTTCTTTTACTTTGACTGGTGATTTCTTATCTTCTATCTCATTATCATGATGATCTTTTGCATCTTCTCTTGGTAAGTTGCCTACACACTCTGCACATAAATGTGGTCTTTCTTCATAACCAGTATCTTCTGAAACGTCTAATGGTGTGTCTGTACTTATAGAACCATAAGCTCCATGTTCTACATCTGACTTGGTTGCGTGTACTTTACCACAACTTACACACTTCTTTCCTTTTGGTTTTTTCTTAGTTCCTACCCTCATATTAGAAGTGTCTTGAATTTTACCTGTATTAATATCTGCTCCTTCGTATACTTTCTTTAATCCCTCTGCTTGTTCGTCTTCAGTTGTTGGGTTATTTGCTGCTAATGATTGGTCTTGATCTCTATGTGTTTTGGTTTCATCATCTCTTGATATTCCTGCCTCTGATGTAGAACCAGTGAATTTTGTTAATACATTTCTTAATTCTATTGGTAAACTATACCAGTCTTTAGTGACGAATCTAGAAGAGGGTGCGTGTGCTTTAACTAGCATCTCAGTCCTCTCACTAGAATCCATCATATCCCATGTCTTATTTACTACTATATCCTTAACAAAAAACGTGTCATTTATATGAATATCCTCAAAATTTCCATCATCCTTAGCAATCATAACATATTCATTGCTCATTTTAACAACAATTCCTCTACCCTCTACACCATTCTGATAGTAATGTATGTCGTCACCAACTTTTGTGTGGTTTATTCTGTTCATCGTCAACTTTTTATTGTCCTTACCACCTATATAAGTTTCTTTGTCATTGACTACATTGTTTGGTACTACATTTTCAGTAGATGAATTACCTGCTCCGAACCCATCTCTGTATATAAAGGTTGTTCCGACACCCTTTAGTGTTTTATATGCCATAAATTTCACTATACCATGCTTTGATTGCTGCTATCTTAGGTGCACCACTACCTGAACTTGGTCGTATAAATTTCCTTCCTCTTTTCTCTCTTTCTTTTTGCCACTTACTTTCTGCTTCTGTTAATTTATCTGTTCCTGTTTCCTTTGCACCTGATCTTGCTTGTATTCTCTCTGCTTCTTTCCTCTCTTTTCTTTTGCTTTCTTTCTTTGGTCTTGGTATTTTTCTATCTATTTCCTTTTTTGGTTTCATTGCTCCACCCCCTGCTGCCTCATCATCCTTACCCATTGGTAGTTTTAATGCCTCTCTCTGAGCCCCTGCTCTATCTGATCTTCCATCTCTATCTCCACGCTGAGGTGCTTTCGATGGTCTTTTTGGTGGCTTCTTTTCGATTTTTGGCTTTCCACCAGAGGTTAAAACAGTTTGTCCTCCTCTTGTCTTCTTTCCATATTCAGATGCCAACCCAGCCATAGCACCTGATGGATTTGCAGATGGAGATACTGATGGCATCTGTGCTCGTTCTCTTTTACCCTTACCACCACGACCTACAGTACCCTTTGGTTGTTTTTTAGAAAACGGTAATTTTTTACCACCTGTTAAAGATTGTACTTGTCCAACCTTTCTACCTTTAGGTTGTTTGAAAGGTGCTGCAGGTGATCTTCTTCTACCTCCCCCTGTTGGTTGTGCTCCAACAGGTTCTTCTTCTGATTGTGGATCGCCTCTAATTTTATTATGAAAACCTAATAATGATTTGTAGAAAGAATATTCCTTTGTATCAGGATGATCCATCTGATGCTTGTCACCCTCTGAGAATTCTGGATGTTTTTCTGATTCTTTCTGTTCTTTAATATTATCTGCTATAGTTTTAACATCATCTTCCCATGTTAATTTTCCTATTTTCTTCTGTCCTTTTTTACCCCTCTTGAATGGATTGCTTATCTTTCTTGTCTCAAAAATAGGTAATGTCTCTTTACGATAAGTAGAAAATATATCTGGTGCTTCTAAGTCCTCAGCATCTACTTCTCTCTGATATTCAAACTCTCTTTCTGCAGCAGGAACTCTTCCCTCATCTTCAGGTTTCTTTATCTCATCCTCAATCTCTGGAACTTCTTCCTCTATATCCATTGGTTTTGATTCTGATGCCATGTTTTAATATCTCCTATATATATTTAAAGATTAACCAAACAGGGCTTCCCTTAAAGCCTTGCCTACTTCTATTACGTGCCACTCATTACCCTTAAATGCTGCCCTACAGGACAATACTAGGCTGTCTGCGTAGTCATCATGTTCGTCAGATTTAATCTTCATTATACCTGTTTCGGTATACTCCCTTCGTAAATACGAGAGTTGATATACCAGTTTGTTAACTTCTCTCAATTTTATCCTATGATTCTCGAATAATAACCTTAGATTTCTATACATATCTGCCTTCTCCTGTAGTGTGAAAGTGACACCCCTACATGGTAATCCCTGATTCCTACAAAGATCCATTAGACCACCACCTAAGCCTGTCTCATCTATGTAAATTGTCTCTACATTATATCTGTTGGCAAAATCCCCTACCCTTCCAGCCACATCTACCACGTTAGACTGGCTCTCGGCTGCCACTTCAACTACAAAGCATACGTCATTTTCATCTATCGATGTGATAGTATATACTGTTTCATCTCTACCTGTTCTTGCTACGTCTACACCCATGTAATATGATACCCTGCCTTTTGGTCTAGCGTCTGATATTGATTCCATTATTAAACTATTAGGTATTAAAGCGTCACCAATATCTAGGAATTCACCCTCGACTTCTTGGACATATTCCTCTCTGGTAAGTTTCTTTATCTCTTCTACAAATATAGGATCTTCCTGAACTAGTGGGTTATCTGTAGACTTTACGTGAAACTCTGTCCACATTCCTTCTGGACTTGTAGGTTTTGCATTCTGACAAGCCTCATAGAAATACCCAGCCTTACTGAATGGTGTGGATGTTAGCCATACCCTAGCCTTTGTAGCCATACCTGAAGGCAGGAAAGCCCTAAGTATATCAGTCTTAATGAATGAGCATTCGTCTGCTATTATACAGTGAGGTGAATAACCTCTCAAGCTTACACCAGTCTCTCCTGTAGCCCTAGTAATTATCTTGGATTGTCCTGTATTATCTAGAAACCTAACCCATAATTCTGTTTGTGTGTTTCTTGTAACAAACCCACTGAGAAATTCATTCTTCAGTATCATATCTCTTATTCTGTTAAACATGATTGTAGCCTGATTTTGGGTAGGTGCTGCTATCACTATGGTACATTCATCTTTTATTGAGTCCAGCATTAGTGGTGCAAAGAATGCAAAATGTATAGCCTTGACTGCTGTAGACATTGTTTTGCCCACCTGCCTTCCACTTCTATAAACTATGAATCTATCTTTACAGTCTACATATTTTGCATTGTATGGAAATAGTTTATGGTCTAAAAATATCTCACTGAATTTACTTGGTTTTCTTGCACAGTCAGCTATTGTCTGGACAAAGTTCTTTCTTTCTTCTAGTACTTGTTTGTTTGGTTTAGCCATGACACTTACACCTACAATCCATTACATCATCAACCTCAGCATGACCACATCTGAAACACATATAGCCTTTTCTAGGCATGACATTTACACTCACACCCCATCATCTCTGCTATAACCTCATCAGTACAATGACCACATAGTATACAGCAACCATTACTGTATTGATGGTTGGTATCATTCAACCTCTCTTCATCTGATATGTTTGCGTTAACCACTACCGATCACCATATGTTTAGATTTTATATGTAGTATTACCTCATCCACACAGCAGAATTCCTTACCACAATGTATACAATGTCTTACATCGTCATATGCTGGTGTCATTTTGATCCCCTGTAATCCCATCTACCTGTACCTGATTTCTTCTTTCTATTTCTCCATTGACCATAATAGTAACCTATAGTAATTCCACCTAGTAAGTAACATCCACACATTACCCATAAGAATAATCCGTCTTCCATCAGTCTGTCCTCTGAGCCTTTATCTGTTTGAAGATACTTTCTATATCTCCCTTGCTGTCATACTTGGTTTTTTCTGATAATACTATCTTACTGTTTAATTCATTAATAGATTTGACCACATTTAGCAGGGTGTTTATCTCAGATTTTGTATTCCTATCAGGTATATTACCGTCAAATTTAGATTCTGCTAGAGCCATTAATACATTTTCAAAGGATAATTTTGCCAACATATCAAGCATTGATTTAACATCTTCTGGATTTCTTGTATCCAACTCATTGATGAATTTTACAAAATCCTCACGAATTGCACATATTGCACCAGCCTCATACTTTGGACATTTTCCATTACCACCACTATCAATAGATCTATATACACATTGGTCACAATATGCAGGTATATTGGCAGTCCTTAAATGCTTTGCAGAGTTGAACGGTGATACTGTCTTTCTCTTATCAAGTACAACCTTACCACCCTTACCTATAGGCTTAATCTTAAATAGCTTATCATCACTCATGTTTGTTTCTATTATTGTTAATTTATAAAGTTTTCTTTATAGCAGTTTAGTGCCTTACACATAGGCATAAACAGCAGTGCTACAGGTGCTTTTAACAGGTGGTAGTAATCATTGTTTAATATACCATCCTTTGTTACACCTATCTTTTCTAAATTCTCTTTATATACTTCTAGTGCATGGTTAAGCATAGGTTTCATTGCCTTACCTTTTTCACCAAAGAACATAGAATATGTTGTATTGGCATTCCACACCTCTGTCTTCTTTGACATTGCAGCAGAAATCCAAGCACTGGTGTCTATACTATCAAACACTCTATTCATAACAAACTTGCCCTTAGCTAATCCATGATATTTCATATTTCTAGGGAGTTTTCTTATCTGGTCTTCCGTCTCATCATACCCATGTATCTCACCTAAACCCACAGTCGTGCCTGATTCTGGTCTAATCCTACTTAGGTGTGAAAGATAATTTTTCTGTAACACAGGTATTGTCCAATCTATTCCTTCTTTTCTTTCTCTTTCTAAGTATTTTACGGTTTCATCCATATCATATCTTATATCATATTGTGTGGCTAGATCATAATATTCTCTTTTTGTTCGTAAAAATGAATAGTAGTTATCAGCCTTTGTCTTAGTTCCAGCAACTACAAAAACAGATTCAAATTTATTTCTAAAAGTGGTTATATTTGCGTATGAATGCCTGAATGATAGCATGACATTCTTAACACCACATTGAATTAAAGCCTCTCTTGTAGCCTTATTGTTAGCATTAAAATATATCTTCAACGCAGATCTTCATCATCTGCTGTTAGTAGCCATGTCAAAGCCCTTATAACTCCACGCCTTTCATCATCACTCATGGTGACAAATTTATGAGGTATATGAAATTCTGCTGGATCTATCTCTTCATGTACTAACTTTTCTTTCTGATATAATACCATGTCTCTTACCCTAGACTCATCTAGCATGATCAAATTCATCCTCACTAAAACATCTGGAGGCGTATGGACACATACCATCACAAAGATAACATTTTGTTCTTTCTGGTAACTTGGTTTCTGCCATAGAATCTTTTATAATCTTTGCTTTTATTATCATATCCTTTAAGGTTTCTTCTATTGGCTTTAATTTAAATGCGTGTACTGTTGGTTTATCTAGTTTTTCCTTATTTACACAGTTTGAAAGATATATCACAGCACCATGTTTTGAGTCAATATTGTAACATTTTTGTAACAAAACTCGATATCTGTTAATTTGGTCTACATGAGACTCACTTGCCTTACCATACCTACCTGCAAAATAGTCTATTGATCCTGTTGTTTTCTTATCTGTGATAACCCATTCACCACTAACCTTAACCAAATCATCAATAGAACCATATATAATATCCATATGTTTTGGATCGTTTTCTGGTATAGCCTTAGCCTGTTTATATGTTAATGGTTCATCTCTAGTATAGTCATAAGCCAAGAACATTTCATGGTATTTATCTTCCGTAGCAACCATAGATAGATTATGTACAGCCTGACCGTAGTAAAGACTACGCATATCTTCAGTATCCATTCCTGTATCTGGTAGTAATTTTTTATAAATAACATTTCTCATACATGGTTTTATTAGATCAGAAACATGAATCCTGCCAAGTCTTTCAGTATTCATACCGTCAGTTTGTGCCCTTCTGAATTCAAAATAAACTTTACTCTTAATAGTATCTAACGTTAACATGGATAGTAATGTTTAATTACTTAATATAAACGTTATTATGCTCGTCTGTCGCACTCACAGATATCACAGCCTTCTCTATGTCTATGGTTTTTCTGTTTATGATCACATATTTCACAAACTCCCCCTGATGTTTGCACTATATCTGCCATTAGTAGCTTTCCTCTATAGTGAAATTAAAAGATTGTGTCTGTTCAACCATAACCCCTGAAGAGTTTTTAAGTTCTACTTCTCCTTCCCAATTACCTGCATTTGTTATTGCTGTGTCAGTCGCAGATAAAGCATATGATATTATTCCATTAGTCCTATCATCAAATGCTATAGCACCATTTATTATAAGAGTTCCACTAGGCTTCCAAACCTTCCAAAGTCCACTGGTGTATGTTCCAGTATCAGATAAATTCTTTGCAGTTCCAGTAGAATCTGTAATTGTAAGTTGAAGTGTAGCCCTACTACCAGCCTTTACTCTATATTCGGTTGCTCTTCCTATCATATTCATGCTCATCGGTCAGCACCTTTAACACTTCTGCCACGTTTATAAGTTTTGACGGTTCTACCTCTAGTGAATAATTTGGCTATCTTCTTAATCCTTACGAATGCCTCCTTTACTGACTTACCACTAAAGTGAGTTATGGTAATTATCTCTGTAGACAAAATCCTTACCAATCCCTGCACCTTACTAGGCTGCACTTCAATCAATGCAACTGAGTTTAGTATGCTCATCACTCTAGTTCTTAATCTATATTTTATTTCTATTATTCCTGATAGTTCTGCCAATGCTCTAATCACAAGTTTCATTCTGTTGTTTGTTTCTGATACTCCTAGTGTTTCTATTACAGTTCTTACCCTTGTGAATACCCTCACTATTGACTCTGTTATGGATGATACTTCTGCTATAATTCTTATTCTTCTCCTTAATGTGTTTTGAATCTCAGTCATTCCCATAAGTTCTATTGCTATAGATCTAGATATTGACCTTGCACGACCACTTATTTCTATCAATGCTGCACTCTCTGATAATGATCTTGACATTATTCTTGCCCTTTCCAATGTCTCTGTTAGTGATGATAGTTCTGTTAACTGTCTTATCCTTGCCCTTAATGTTGAATTCACTTCTGTCATTCCAATTAATTCTGATATAGACCTTGCTATAATTCTAGTTCTTCCTCTGAAATGAGTGATAGATACCTGTGTGCTCAACGATCTAGCAAGTGTTCTTGCCCTGCTATTTGTCTCTGTCATACCCATTAGTTCTGTTGTTAACGATCTGGATAATGATCTAAATCTCTTACTGGTTTCTGACAAAGAAACTAATTCCTCTGCTAATGTTCTAACCAATAATCTTACCCTATCATTTGCTTCTGTTATTCCTAAGAGGTTTGTTATCTGCCTTACAATAGTTCTTACTCTATCGTTTGTTTCTGTTATTCCGATAGTATTACTTGCCTGTCTAAGTTTACCAGTAACCCTGACAAGTCCTGATATTGCGTGGAATATATTAGGCTGGAAGAACGATTGGAAAAGATAATCATTTAGACGTATTACTACTGTGTCTGCAACTGCCCTAATTCTTGGTCTTAGGCTCTTTGCAGTTTCTGTTATACCTGTTAATTCTATTACTAATGTTCTTGATAACTCCCTAAACCTTTTATTTGTTTCCAACATTGCAATCTTTTCAAGCGTGTCATGTGATTTTGTCATGAATCTTGAAGCAGTTAATTCTATCATTGCAATATTTTCTGCAATGTTTGGCATTCTATTCCTAAAGATTGGAGGTATTTGTTCTGTTATACTAATAAGTTCTTCTGCTACAGTTCTTGCTATGATTCTAGTTCTTCCCCTGAAATGTGTTACTGATACAAGTTCCAATGCATCCCTA